GTCCTTTAACTCTGTAAATTTACGCTGGAATTGCTCAAGAGGGCTGAAGCACTCATAATCGTACCCTTCGCGAAGGTATATAACGCGTCGAGTCTCGGGCTCCCATCTGATGACGCGGACCGGGACTCCGTAGTGGTCTTTGAATCGCCGGTTAACTTCAGCCATTCTTCACGCCCCTTCTCGTTCATCTGAGCAAAAGCCTCTACCATCGCGTTCTCTGGCTGGTAGTTGTTCTCACCAGGCTGGTCGTTTAATCTCTCCACATAGCCGAACGGGGAGTCTTTTCCCACCAGTGGAAGGCATCTGAACTGCTTCGCTGGTCTCAATCGGTTTAAACTGTTCATGCGTTAGTTTCTCCACTGAATACGACACGCCAAGACGCCAGGGGCCTGCACGCCCGCTGGCGTCACTTTTTTGGGCTTTTCTTACGGCTAAACAGCGCAACAATCGCGCGGATTTCTTCTTCACGTGCTGCCAGATGACGGCGGTGATGCTCGTTAATCTCTTCGGCTTCATGCGGCTCAATCACTCCGTCTTCCAGGGCTTTCTGGATAATCTGATCAACCTGACCACGGGCTGCTGCAGTTCTCATGGCTCGGGTAAAAAGGTCTACGCGATCGAGGTCTTCCAGTTGCGGACGATCCACCAGCAAAGCGCCGCGACGTTGTGCAAAGTAATCAGCCAGGAGAGACGTATTTGAAATGTCTTCCATCGCCTCCAGCTCGTTCACCTCAAAGAAGCGGCAACCGTTCTTCTCGTAGAGGTTGTTGTTGAACTGTGTTACTGACATGCCAAGAGCACCAGCCATAGCCTCACGGCCTCCTGGGTACGCTTTGCACATTGCTTTCACTACTTCTTTCACACTTGGCTCTACCATGTTGTTTTTCCTTTGGTAGTTTTCATAAGGCTGCTTTCGCATTACGATTGCCCTTGCTTGATGCTTCATCAGCAACCTGATAGCGGCTCGGGTATAAAATATGTAATTCGTTGATCTCGTCTTTGAAGAACTTGGCTAAACGCTCTGCCAGTTCAACTGATGGAACCTGTTCACATCTTTCAACGCGACTTAAAGTTGCCGGGTCGACCTGTACGCCTGTTGCAACATGCAACAATGTCATGCCGTGCGATTTACGCAATTTTCTTAATGGCGATTGCATAAAGCCTCCTTTATTTGCGTATTGCGCATGTTATTTCATGCGGGCAAATTGCGCAAGTTGCTTTGCACGACACGCAAAAAACACTTGTAATGGACGCATGAATATAGGAACTCGAATCAGACAACTTCGCCTAGCGAAGAACATGAAAATCGCAGAGCTTGCTGAATCTGTGGGGGTTGATGCTGCAAACATTTCCCGCTTGGAAACTGGTAAGCAAAAGCAGTTTTCAGAACAAACACTTAATAGACTTGCTCACGCTTTAAGCGTAAAAGTCCCTGACCTATTTACCTCGACAGAAAATGAGCCTACTGTATATTTAAACAGTGAAAATAAATCATCATCACGTAGCATTGGTGATGTTTTTAGAGTCGAGGTACTTGATGTGAGCGCAAGCGCCGGAGCAGGACACATACAGAGCAGTGATGTTATTGATGTCATACATGCTATTGAATACAGCAATGATCAAGCATTAACAATGTTTGGTGGTCGGTCATCTTCTGGAGTCAAAGTTATTAACGTTCGTGGTGACAGCATGGCCTCAACCATCGAGCCAGGAGACCTCATTTTTGTTGACGTAAACATAAATGAGTTCGATGGGGATGGGATATATGTTTTTGGTTTTGATGGGAAAATATACGTAAAGCGGCTCCAGATGATTCCTGACCAGCTTCTTGTTATCTCTGACAATCCCAAATATCGGGAATGGAGTATCACAAAAGATAACGAACATAGATTCTACATTTATGGAAAGGTTTTAATAAGCCAGTCGCAATCCTTTAAACGGCACGGATAGCAAGGGATGCAGGAAAAACAGACCTCACATGAGGTCTTTTTTTGGACCATAAAAATGCGCATTGTACATTTTTTACTTGCGCAATACGCAAATAATGATTATCTTCTTGTCATCGGTATGGGGCACATGTGCCGCAGCGGTCCGGGGATTCTTTTCAGTATCCAGATCCAGCGGGTAGCCGGAATGTGCAAGCCAGACTAGTACGCCAGCAAGAGACGTTTCAAGGACGTGGCGATTAGGTGTGACACATCGGAATAGACGAGGATGAATTAAAAAAAGCCCCCATTGAATGCTGAGCTCTTTAAAAATCTAAAATGTTATTCTATTACAAGCTATATGTTACCTTCGAGGTTGAAATAGGATAATAGTGTATCTTTTCTTCTTTCTGTAATCGCAGGTGAGAGTATTTGTAAATACAAACTGACCCGTCCAAAAGAGAAAGTGCAAAAGTTTTATCTGATATAGTAGAAATATACCTAAACTTCTCTCCTGGTCTTGAGTCACAATCAACCTTAGAAGTAATAATAAAAGTATTTATTCCTTTCATTATATATCCAGCTTGATCGTCAGCATAAGCATATGTGAAGCCTGGAGTGGCTAAAAATAAACCAAAAATAATACTTCTAAGTCTACGCACCTCAGGGAAAAATGTTTTAACCCGTGATAGGACCCCACCTATAATTGCAGCACTAAATCCGATCAAACTCTTAAGCCAGCCGGATTCGTCATTTAGCATAACTTCTAAACTATAACCAGGATAAATTAATAAGAGCGTATAAAATATAATAAAAACAAACAACACCATTAATAACACTTTAACTAATATTATAAATAAAGAGTTGATATTATGTCTTTGAGCAATAGCGTCGATTTTTGGGAAGACATGACTAAAAACCAAATCCCAAATGCTCAAAAACAGAAATGTAATAAATATTAATAAAATCGGCGCTGTCATTGTATAAAAAATAAAGGGCAACAAGTCATTAATGGTTGCAAAATGCATAATGTTTACATTGAACTTACTCCAAAAAAACCAAGAGTAAATTATGGCGTTTAAAATACCATATGCAATAAACGATGCCCACAATGTTATTCTTATCTTACCATTTACATAATTAAATACTTTTTCCATAAATGCTTTTCCTATATAACGAGTAACACAAGCGGCCTTTAATCACTAATATCATAAAACACAAGGCAGCAAGATTTACAAACCATAAAACTAGATTTTTCAGGATCTTGACAATAAAAAAGAGGCAGTTATTTATTAATATAAACTAATTATTTTTTATGCGAGTTATTAAACCTTATAACTCTAATTTATTCAAGAAATAATCAGCGCTGTGCAGAGCGCTTATAACACGGAGAAACTATCCATGACGAACACACAGAACGTCACCGAGTTACAACCACGCATGACCAGAGAGCAGCTTATTGACGCAGCTCGTAAAGCAGCCCCTCTCCTTCCAGCCGCTTACGGTTGGCTGGTTAACGAACTGGCAACTCGCCTTGATGTTACCAGCGTTGCGCTGTGTGAAGCGTTGGCGCAGCGTAAGGAACTGGCTGAGCAGAACGGCACCCTACGTGAGGATGTTGCCAGCTGGGCCAAAGAGTGTGACCGCATCGAAGAGCGCCACACTAAAACGCCTACCAACATGCACCTGCTGGAATCTCAGCGAGAATTACGTGAGCTATCTCCTGTGGTTATTTCCCTGAATAGGGAGGTTGCTCTCTAATGGCTAACTCATTCAAGCAAATGACAAAGGCGGGTGTAATTAAGCGCACCGATACCGGGATGTTTATCTCTCTTTCAGATATCCACGTTCGTGAAGGTTTCAACAAGCGTGAAGACGACGAGCGCACCCGCCAGGCTGATGATGACCTTTTCCAGTACCTGATGAACGGTGGTTCTGTTCCACCGCTGGAAGTTATCGCTCGTGATGAGGGTGGAGTGTGGGTTGTTGAAGGTCACCGCCGTCGTCGATGCTATGCACGCTGTGCTGAAGCTGGCAAGCCAGTAGACCGCATCCACATCATGCCGTTTAACGGTAACGATGTGCAGCGCCTGGCTCGCATTATGACCAGCAACAACCAACTCCCGCTCTCCGATATGGAGCAGGCTGCAGTTATTCAGGAGCTTCATAACGCGTTCAACCAAACCACCAGCGAAATAGCGAAACTGGTCAATAAGTCAGTTGCCACTGTAGAGAAGTTACTTCTCCTGAGCACAGCTAACCATGACGTTCAGCAGGAAGTTAAATCTGGTGCGGTGTCTGTCGATGTCGCGGTTGATCGCGTTATGGAGTATGGCGAACAGGCCGGAAAAGTTCTCCAGCACGACAAAGCAGTAGCAGCTGCTCAAGGTAAAACGAAAGTTACCCCAGCTCTATCGCACCAGAACTCAGCGTTAAGAACGCGCGTCGTTTTGTAGAGTTGATGACTCAGGCCACGATCAGTGACGAGGGCGTTTTTACCCTCGAAGGTGCTGCACTTGCTGAAGCACTGTCGATCATAGATGAGCACAAAGCTATTGCAGAAGCGCGTGAAACATATCGCCTGTCACAGCCAGTACCTTCAACAGAAATTATAGGCAAGGTTCTCTACGTCAGGATGAACGGAGAGGATATTGGTTCAGCCGTATTTTACCGCGGTAAAAACGTGTGGCTGCATATGGATGATAAGAGGGTTCTCGTCAACCAATCAAAGGCCGTTGCCTACTTTGTTAAAAAATACAAAATGCAACAGGAGCAAAATCATGACAGCCAATAAACCTATGACCGGCGAACAGCTGGATGAGCTCATGACTGTTGCAGTGAATATGCAGCGCGATAGTGAAAAAGCGGGTGACCGCCCTACCGCTATGTTCGCTTATGCAGTTCAGGTTGCCGTTCTGGAACTTCGTAAGGTTCGTACTGATTGCGTGACGCTGGCTGTGGAGAATGCGGGGCTGAAGGCTGCAAAAGAAATTATTCGTCATCTGAATGTTAACCGTGAAGAGGCTAATTTTTGCGGTATTGATGATTGCTACATCGACGATGCAGTGGCAGCGATGATTACCCCAGCCACCGACGACTTCCTGGCTGAAGTGCGGGCGCAGGGTGTGGAGATGTTTGCCTCAGTGCTTGAATCACGTGGTAGACATCAGGACTACGTTGAGATTGCCAACGCATATGCCGCCCAGCTTCGCAAAGGAGTGCAGTCATGAGCAAGTTAACTTTGGCTCAGCAAGATGTGTTGTGCCTCATCATTGCTGGCGTAGATGTGACTTTTTCACGAATTTCAGGTTCTTACTACTGCCAAGAAACAGGCGAGTATGTAACGAAACAGGTTGAAGCACTCCTTAAAAAAGGTCTCGTAAAAGTCTCAGAAACCGCAGGGAAATTTCGTGTGGAGGCCGCCCAATGAGCAACATCGACAAACGCGCATTACGCAATTCCTCCGATCGAGACTGGTTTGAAAATTGGTTCAAGCGCGAATTCCATCCAGATAAGACAGGCCCATATATCAAAGATCAATTGTTCTTTGCCGTACGGGCTGCAAGAGCGCCGCTGCTGGATGAGCTGGAAGCAGAACAGCGAATCAGTTCGACGTGGAGAAAAACGGCAGAGTCAAACAGTGAAAAGCTGGAAGCAGCAGAGAAGCGGATTGCTGAGCTGCAGGCGAGTCACAACAATCTACGCGAGGCAATGGCCGGAATTCACAACACAATCGCAGGCGGGGGCGTATACACGCCTCTGGCTGCAATTCTGAATGCCTCCAAACGCACATACGAAGAATCTGCCGCCGCAGCCGGTAAAGGAGAGTGAGCATGCATACCTTGACCAATGCAGATATTGAAGCGCTAAACAGGCTCCCTTCCGGCTGGTTCAGAGCTGAGCATCTTCCATTCAACCGTCCAATGTATCGCTGCGAACGGCTCGAGCAGCGAGGGAAATTGCAGCGCCGGGTGTTAGGTGATTACCCAAATATCTGGTCCGAATACAAACGCATTGATGGGGAGGACTAACCCATGAGCACTATTACCAGCGATTTCACCAAAGAGCAGCTAATCGAGCACATTAAGGGCAGAAAGGAATTTGCGGATGAATGCGCAGCTGATTCGACTTTACATCCGGAACGCAGAGAGTATTACGAATTAACAGCGGAAGCCCTGCGTATCGCGCTGGCATCGCTCGAAGTGGAGGCTGTTGC